GCCTGTGTAGGAGTCTGAATTAAACCAGACCATCCAGGAACAGGTGCAGTAAAAACATTCGTGGTGCGATTCATCGTTGCAATACCATAGGCTCCTTCAGCGGCAGCCCACGTGCATGAATTTGGAAAAAGAGCGGCTTCAGGTTGGGTCGTTGGGGGCAACGCGTTAAATTCAACGTGTTGATATAAACGTCCTGCAGCATCAATGCCTGGAGTAATAAGCGACATTGTTTCAGTAGAAGGACTTCTATACGAGGTAACCGAGCCTTGTTTATTTATCTCTGCCGTAGTGTTAACAACTTCATAAGCAGCACCGATCAAGCGAACTTGACCAGCACCAAAAGTCGTAGGCCACGCAATAGCAGAAGTACTAGAACCATCAGAAGTTGTCGCGGCTAACCAGTCCTCACCATTAGCACAAGTGAGAACATTATAGCCGGCATATAGGGGCAACAAACTTAATTGTGACCCTTCCTCCGCAACGCCAGTCGGATCAATGGCAGTCTGATAAAAGGCACCAGGTAAGACAGAATCACCATTACCCGGGTCCCAATTCGGAGTAGTAGGAAAGAGAAAGACGTGACAGTCCCAATTAGCATCAGTGCTCAATGGTGTTTTAACATTTGTTGTCTGCGTAACACATTGGACAATGGTGCGGGAACCTTCCACATCAGGAAATCCTTCACAAGTTGCTTCAGTATCATGGAAAGGATCGGTAGCAACTATTAACCAATCTTTTCCATTTTTTGTCATTTGTCTTGAATTTATCAATCGATTAAGATGGGCCATAACCCTTCTCTCAGATCGTGTACTAGTCATATTTTGCGCAAGCTTCATGTTTTTTAAAATCCTCCTCCATCCATTTGGGGACGCTCGAAAACTCATCCCCTTCGACACCAAGCCAATAACTATTAATGACACGATCTCTGCTAGGGACCCCGTGTTCGTGGAGATGATCAGAATAAGGACCATCAATCTCACGAATCGCGTTTACGATTGCATATGAAATTCTTTCAAACAACTCTTCATCATGCCAGGATAAATGCAATAAAGCATACCACTTTCCTAGCGTTTCATCTTCACTCTTCGCCTTAATATCCGAAACCAAAGAGGAATATATTCTTTCCGAATTATAATAGGGTACAAACATTTCGTCAACCATGGCGCATTTAGCACCTAAAAAGCCAACACCAATAGGTCCGGTGCTAACTTTAAATTGAC